ACCTGTTACGGTATATCCAGGTTCATTAAACGAATTATAACCGAATAATAAACTTAAATCATAAGAACAAGTTTGTCTTGTAGTATTTGGGTCAACACCTCTAACTAAGAAAATAATTTTTTGATTACCATAATTAGTTAATGCGGTTAATGGTGGAACCAATTGATTTTGTTGAGTGTAATTAAAATAGTTTGAAATTCCTACACCACAGCTAATTGTTGAATCAGTTCTTGTGAACTTATAAACATTCATTGTGTTCTTTAAGAATCTTTCATTTAATGAGTTAGTATTTGGTGTCGTACTACATTGATTGTCAAAGTCTGAATAAGTCATGCCTGTGATAACCTGAAAATACTCAATATCCATAGGGAATCTTGCGTAAACAGAATCGTTTGGATTTTGTTGACTTGTATATGTTTGGGTTAATAAATTATTTGGGTTACTATAATCCGCGTATTGGACCGTTATTGTACCACCAGAATTATTAATTGTTGTACCTGTTATACTTGTAGTTCCAAATTGATTTATCGTAGTATAACCAGTAATGTTTGAATCACTACTTAATGACGGTTGTTGGAATGTGACGATATTACCAGATTGATAAACGTTACTATTATCAGGTCTAACCATTAAAACAATAACATTGTCATAGTGATAAACATTGTTTGCGGTATTAAATGAAACTTTTATTCGGTTTACACCACCTCCAGGGTTTGTTGGTGAATTATCAAAGTATTTCGCTTTAGTGTTGAATAAATTAATTCGTTCATAAATCGGTAAACTTGATGTGAATATACTTGTTAGGGTATTCCCTGTGTTTAATATTTGGGGTTGTGGTGCTCTTGTTTGAGCAACTAATGGGAAATTAGTTGACCCTGAAACACCCATAAGGGCACCTGCAAATAACTTCTCATAACTATTACCGTCAGTAATATATTGGGAGTCATTTTCAACATAACTTTCAGCAACTTCCAAAGGTGTTAAAACCGCGTTAGACCCATTATTTAAAGCCTCCGCGTATGCTGACTCTAATCCTGTAGCACCTATTGTCTCTTCTTCGGGTGAAGTAGGTACACCAACTTCACAGTCACACATTTCACAATCAGGATATGCTAAATTAGGTACCTGAATAGTAGTGAATAATTTATATAAATTAAAAATTTTATTAATTGTATCACCTAAATCATCTAAATTAGGACAATCTTTGTGGTCAAATTTATTTGGAAATAAATTAGCTAAGACATTATTAATTCCACAAACCAACAAAACAAATGGGAACACAACGACCGCCAATATAGCTAATATTGGTGATATTAATAATAATAAGAAGGCTAACACGTGTGATAAAATTACCAATGTGTATATCACAGGTAACATTAAGAATGAAAATATTTGGAATAGTAAGAATATAATATCAAACTGTCTTACCGCGTCGTTAGTTGGGAACTTATTATTTTCACTCTGACATTCTGAATTTAAAATATCTTTGATTGAAATGATTCGAGAATTACCGTAACCTTTCCTATATTGTGATATTAATTGTGAAACTGTGTAAACTTTGTTATACGACATTTCGAAGAATCTATCTTCACAATTTATCGCCTCTTGAATCATTTGTTGTCCTATGGTTGTACCAGTATTCCCATAGTCACTCCAATCTAAACTAAATGCGTATGATTTTTCAGCAGCTTCTTTGTTTGAGGAGCTGGCCGAACCATCATTTAATGGGTCGACATCAATATCCCACCCATATTCTTTAATATTAGGAACTAAATAATAACCCCTCTTAATTGGGTCAGCACCCAATGATGGTGATTGATTCCATTTAACTTTAAAACGATATTTTGATTTTGTTGGTACACCAACTTTTGGGTCAGATGATATGATTCTTTCACCAAATTCATTTGTAGTTATATAGTCCATGTTCATGGGAACATCAATCATCCAAGTACCATTATCATCAATTACTTGTCCACCTTGGTCTAAGTCAAAACTTTCTAATATTGGTCTACCATCAATGTCTTGTTCTATAGTTTGTCTAATAGCTAATATTTCACCAGGTCCTGTAACCAAATTACATAAGTCACCAGCGGTCGGTTTTGATTTACAATTCTTCTTAAGATATGTATCGTCATTACTTGATACCAAAGAACCCATAAATATAGCTGTTGGTGTAATGTTAATGTTTGTCTCAGCACTAACATCAAAGTCAGTTCTTGTAATCCCTAAATTACAAATATCAGGTTGTCCCCATAATGGTTCAACTTCAATGGTTCTATTAAATGTTAAAATTTGAGGTAATTCCCTCAAATTAGTTGACGATTTAAACTTGGTACCAGCAACTTGATTTTCAGTTGCAACCCCCATTCTAATTAAATCCTGAGGTGATAGTGAAAACTCACCAATGTCGGATAAATCAATATCAACAACAACTGTTTGAGAACCTGCCGGAACTCCAAAAATCATATAATCACCACTCTCGTTGGTTACTGCATTAAACTTATAGTATTTGTCGTAAACCTCAATGAGTGTTGGGTTGGTTAGAACGTCTTCACGAGTAAAGAATGTCCCTGTTGCAGTATGACCCCCATGTTGTTGTTTATACGGTAATAGATTATAACGGTAACCATCTTCGTTTAAGTCCGTTAATGTTTTGTATGGGTAAAGGTCAGAAATAACAGGGTCATTTTCATCAATATCTTCTAATGGGATAAAGACTGAAACTTTGGCATTTGGGATACCTAAACCGTTGTTAACACTAACACGACCTACGATAACCCCATAGTCAGAACACTGACGAGTGTAAATTTGATTTTGTAATATTTTAAGTGATAAAATTTCAAGATACTCAAACTCTTGGTCAATTAGGACTCTAACTGAACTATCAACACCTGGTTTTGTTCTTATTCTATAGGAATTTGACATATTAATCTTTTTTGATAAATAGTTTATATACTATTTTCAAAAAGATAATCCATTAATTTCTAAAATAAATCATCAAGAAAAATTAACCGTTTTAAGATTCTTAACACGAACATTAATATCCTTATTAGGGAATCTTACTTGGTAAATTTGGTTTGGTTGTGCAAAGATTGTATCATCAATTAATTCGATTTGACGAGTAACAGGGTCTATGTATTTTTGTGATGTTTGTGATGAAGAATATTGTCCTCCAACTAAGTTGAAGAATTGAATGTCTGATACGGCAATTACTCCATTCTCACTCTGTATTAATTTACGTAACTCAGATACAAATACGTTTTCCCCCATTTCCCTACTCAAAGGACTGAAAAACTCAGTAACAATGTTAATTATTTGTGATATAACCGCACCCTGATTTTGACTATTATCTAAAACCACATCAATATTAATACCTAAATCAATTACATTTGCGGTCTCTAAAGAAATGTAGTCATTTATCATTCGATAATTAGATAGGTAATTCGCAACGTTATTCTTTAAGGTATTCGATACAACTTCGGTTAAAGAACCTGTATCATCATAAGATAACATTTGAATTTTAATCTTGTTATTTTCTTCTGTTATAGCAACTTTTGCAGGTGCACCAAACTGAGATGGCATTGTTCTAATAAGTGAATTGTAGTCATTAATAGTTACCGCTCTATTCTGAGCTGAGAAGTTATAAGCAACTAAGTTCCTTACCTCCTCAGTTGTTGGGAAATTTGCTCCACCGATAGCTGCAGTTACGTTAGTACAACGTAATGAATTAACAACACTTGTGTTTACGTTCTCTGATGGACCGTTAACAAAGAATGAAACGGTACCAATTTGCGTAATGGTGTTTACACCTAAATTACTAACTGTACCACCACCGACACGATACTGAACAAATAATGTTGAATTTGATTTCAACACACTACCTAAAGCAAAGTTGTTTGAATATTTATTAAGGTTTAAAACATACCCATTTCTTGCAAACTCACGTAGTTGTTCATCAGCAGATTGACTACCACCACCAAAAGTCATTTTCATGTAACCTTCAGGGGTATACTCTGTAATAAATTTATCATTAACTTGGATATATCTACCAACTTTAATACCTGGTTTATCTGAAACTTTGGTAGGGTCTTCGATAAAGACTCTGTCTTCGGCTAAGGCACTTACTTCGTACCATCTATTATTTAGACCTAAAAATTCTTGAGTACTTGGTACGTTAGCATATTGTGTTCCATCTTTTAATAAAACACTCGTAACACCAAGAACATTCTTTTCAGGTAAGAATATCTCTAAAAACGGTTTGACATCTACAGGAGTAATTACTCGTTTAAAAACTTTAGTAACTCCGTTCACAACCGTTTCTCTTTTTACAATAGTATAATTAATTAATTTATTGTTTGAGTCAAAATTAGGTATTTTTAATCTATTAGGATAACCCTCGTTACTTGTTGGTGACGCAAAATCAATGTCATATACAGTTTCAAATGTTTGACCACCACCACTAATTTGGGAACCTCTCCTTAAAATACCACAATATCTAATATCCTCTTTATCTCCAAAAGCAGGTACCGTAATTGAGAAATCGACCAAAGCAACCGATGGTCTCATACCAGGAACCTTTAAACCATAGGTTCTGGCAATATTAAAAATTGATGACCTTTGTTGAGCATATTGTAGAACTGTTTCTTGGATACTTCTATCAATATTATAATGTAGGTTATCAGTAACCGCCGCATTCAAATCCATCAAAACTGAGAAAACTGATGCGTCGTTAAAATTGTCAACAACCTCAGGATAGTAAGTTCGTGTGAAATTAATCAACTCAGTCCTGATTGATTGGAAATCTCTAGTTGTATATGATATTTTCTTATTTGGCATATATTATTAAATATTGATGATTATGAAATCTGACGTATTAAAAGCACTATCACTGATAGTATAATCAATTTTAATTTTGGCGGTATGTTCTAATTGACTAATATTAGTAACTCTGTATTCTCTTTGGTCATTCTCATTAATGTAAGTACCTTTATTTTCTTCACCCGCAGATGCT